CACTATTGTCTTCATCTGGAATCTGTACCTTATTGAATTCTGCTAGTACTTGATTTTCCAACTCATATATTTCATCTACAAATTTATCAATTGGATGGTCTTGTCGCTCTTGTATAAATTTACCCATCGGCACAGTTGTATTCTTTACAGTCAATAGCGACCTTGGAATTAATGCAGATAGAGAATCTGCATGAGCCATATTAGAGTCAATAAATTGTTTAACATACACATTGGATATATCAGATTTTGAAAGAACCACTTTAGAGTTAGAACGTGCTTCATCTATATATGGCTTTAATTGTTCCGGTGTGCCTCCAAATGCAAATTGTACATAAGCCCTACCTTGAAAAAAACTTGGATTACTATGCATATGAATATTTTTTGCAAAACCAGGTATTTTCTTTGGGAATCCAGGAATCATAGGCATCATTTTATAATCTTTGGTATTATTGATAGGATACTCAATTAATTCTATAGGTTTAAAAAGGCTCTCTAGTGACTCTTTTATTTCCTGTTTAGAACGAACTGTAAATAAATCATGACCTTTATTTTTATCTAAATACTCTCGAATTGCCTTTTCATTTGCTTTATCCCGATCAGCACGCGTCCTATAATCTTTAGTATTAATGGGATTTGTTAGCTTAATCTCTCCTTGACCATTCTTTTTCATATATGGGCTCACGATGCGTAAAGGTTTATCTCGACCACCAATAAAATAACCTTGATTACGTGTTGATTCAGTATTATAGTTTTTAATTTCTTTTAGTGCTTGTTCATCCTTATCATTATAAAGTGGATCAAACGTTTTGTATTCACTACCAAAATCAGATTTTTCTGATATTTTTAATCGCTGAGAAGCGTGCTCCTTCTCCTTCCGTTCTAATGTAATTTCATCTTCAATCGAAAGCTTTTTTGGATTTATAGATTTATCCCTTATAACAGCTTTAAATGCACCAGGAATAATCTCAACAAAATCTAATTTCACAGGGGCTTTAGTTTGTACAGACTGTTTTGACTTTGTATTATTTTTCAGTTCAGCACTAGTATTTTGGTTTATCCCATCCACTGTTGCAGCTAAACTAAACTGACTAGATATTGCTAGTGAAAGCAGCATTAGTACAAAATATTTCTTATTCATTTCTCTCTCCTATATACACCTACAACTTTATATGTTATAGCAAAAAGGACCTACAGTAAACTGTAGGTCCTTATATTTTGGTGCGGATTGAGGGTTTATACTCAACGCTCCGCACCATTACTACATTATTTAAATTCTACATTTCAAAAAGGGGCAAATAAGGGGCAAGCGTTATTTTCTTCTATTGAATACGGCTATTAACCACTTTTTCTAAGTCCCCTGTACCATCAAATATATTGAATCCTATTTCTCGGATTAGTTTTATTTGATATTTGTGTTCTTCTCTTGTACGTTTAAACTCTGTTAAATGTTTTACCATACCTCTCATTAGAGATATGTTTGTTTCCATTTCTTCTATGTACTCTTTAACACTATCATAATCAATTCCTATTTTTTCTTCAATTGCCACTACAGACTTAACTGTTGCTACAGGTTGCCTATTAAAGTATTTAGCAATTGTTAAATTAATAGAATCTACATTATTGTACATAATACAAGTTAGTTTGTATGCCGTGGCTTCTGTGAATACAATTAATCGTGAAACAGCACTATGCATAGGAATATTGTTTTCATTCTTATAGGCAGTTACTTCTTCCTTTTCCAAAAGTTGATATGGCAAGCCTTTATCTTTTAAATGCCATAGAATACTTGTTCTATTTCTTTTTACTATTTCTGCAAAATCACCAATGGTTATGACAGGTACACCTTTATATGTCTTGCAATACAATTGACTTGGGTTTACAGGCTCTTCTAAATAGCCTTGTTTTAATGTTTCTTCCATTTCGTTGAAAGCTTCAATATATTTTAACTTCCATTGTAATGCTTTCTTTCCTGTAAATCCCATAGCAAGTAGTGAAAAACCATCACGGTTCATAAGGTATTCTTTATAATCTTTCCCACGATTTTGATATGTAGTTTCTTGGTAAAATTTGGTGGCGGAATTTTCCGCCGCCAAAATATTATGGATATTTTCTAAAACATCTTTGTGTTGTTTGCCAAAATGGTCTGCTATATCTTTACTAGATACTACGATTTGATTATTTTGAATAACTACTAATTGTTTCATGATTTTAGCTCCTTAGTCTTTAAAGGAACAATGCACTCATGATATAATATTTCATAGAGAACATTGTTCTCCGGTCAAATAGGGTAGTGAAACTTTCCACAGGTGCACTACTCTATTTTTTTATTTTATTATACATAGACCGTATGGACAATCTAACCGCATCAGAACGAGTTGTGTCATTAGCTTTTGCACATTCATCTAACATCATTAAAGTGTCTTTATCAACTCTTATGCGTAGCATTGTGTCTTTCGGATTATCCGTAGGTCTACCCATTTTTGCAGCACTCATTTCATCACCTCACTTTTGTTGCTACATTTATAATATAATTTATGTAGCTACATAAGTCAAATAAACTTTTCTTAAACTAAAATTTAGTGGCTTAATTTTCAGCCACTAAAACTTCATAAAAAGAGCCACCGCATCATCTGTGCAGTGGCTTTTTAATCCTCATATAAAAGGGGCAAATATTTGTTTTTAAAAGGGGCAATAAAGGGGCAAATTATTGTTACAATGCGTTACAATTTGTTACTCTTTATCTTTCAAATATCCTTGTAACTACTTCATCCGTTACAGTTTGTTACAATTCGTTACAATCTGTTAATCAGTAAGTAGAAATGTGCGGATTGAGGGTTTATCCTAAATACTCCGCACCACTACTGCATTATTTAAACTCTACATTTCAAAAAGGGGCAAATAAGGGGCACCCCTTATAAATTTTCTTATATGAAAAAAGCCCCACATCAGAACTTGTCTGCCCTAAAAGGGATGTGAGGGGTTTGTCTTTAATATCATTATACCATAACTCTATTACAAGTCCATACATCCACCTTTGCATGGTAAGGAGATAGATTAGATCACTTCCTTAATGTTTAAAAGCTACCCCTATAATTGCACCACCACTTAATACTTGTGATACATTTCGTTGCATCCGCAAGCGTTTAATGGTTTTCTTGTCATTCTCTATTTGCCCTTTCAATTCGGTCAAAGAGTTCTGCATTTCGTTTAAGGTAATCTCTTGCTTCATTGATTGAAGCTTTGCTTGTGTCAATTCGTTCTCCAATTTGTTGATTGTATTGTGTGCTTCTGTCAACTCGTTCTTTTGCTTCATGACTAAGTTCTGTGCTTCTGTCAATGGAACGCTGGATGCTTCGATTAAGTTCAAGGCTTTCTCGTTGTTTGCTTTCAATTCGTTCCACTGTGTTAAGGGTATTGTTATCGTTGCTTCCTGTTGGTTCATGGAAGATGTACCAGATGCAAAAGATAGAGATGAACACAATAATACCGATAACAGCATAACGATAGTTAATACCATTAATTGTAGTTTTGACTTTCTCATACATATTTACCCCCTAATACATATAATTAACATCTACTTCTACGCCTGCTACATATCCACTGTCACTGTATTGCCAAATCTTAACATCTGGATAATCACATTCTGTTGATCCATATTGTGCGCACCATACAGGAACGCTTGGCATCTGACTATATGCATATGTTTCATCCCACAATAAGGAATACCCACTATAGATGCCCACATTATTAAATCCTGCTTGCCATAATCTATTTACAAATCTACTCATGCAGTTAGTCATGTCTTGAGATGTAAGTGCGCCAGCATTAATATATGCACGTAGTTGAGTGTGTTCTTCATAGTCATACCAAATGCCAGCTTGTAGATGCCAATCAGTATACCCATATGCATTTAATGTATTGATTACCCATTCTGCTTCTTGTACTGCTGTGGCTTCTGTATATGCATGGCTAAAGTAATACACACCTACTTCCAAGCCTGCTTCTAATGCTGCAGTCATATGTTCTTCAAAATATTCATCCACATTATACGCTTCACCTAGCTTAATAATGACAAATTCATTGCCTTCTGCTTTGGCTTGCTCCATTCGTTCAAGATTAAAATATGGATTACCGTTATAATCCTCTTGCCATGAGGAAATATCAAACCCTTTTCTCACTTTTTATCACTCCTTTCTGTAATATTTGGTAATGGTGGTATTTTTTGTTGTTCCTCTAATTTGTCTGGTATTCCGTTTCCGTCCTTATCAATCCACAATGCAAGGAAGCCTACAAGTGCAGTTAGAACAGAAGGTATGAATATATGATCTATGATATTAATACCCACATTAATCATCTTGTTAGCATCATCAGATACGTAACCGCTAATAAAAGCCATGATGTATTGAATAACCACTAACAAAATAGGTACTAGCATGATTAGTACTAGTACCCTTGTAGCTAAAATACCTGTTGGGTGGATGTTAGCCACCCTCACAGATTGATATGATTTTTTAATTGAATTGATGATTTTTGGCGATATGTTCATGAAGTTCTTCCTTTATATCATCAACACGTACTTCTAAGGCTTCAACTTTTGCTGACAACAACACTTGCTTGC